CGCTGATCTCCTTTACCTTCAACTGCGGGGCGGGGTGCCTCCGGACGCTGTGCGCCAACCGGAGCCTGGCGCAGATCGCCGCGGCCCTGCCGCTGTACAATAAGGGCGGCGGAAAGGTGCTGCCGGGGCTTGTCCGCCGTCGGGCGGCGGAGAAAGCGCTGTTTGAAACGCCTGTGCAGCCGGAGAAAAAGCCAGGGGCGGCCCAGGCGCTGGCCTCCGCCCGGAGCTTTGACAGGTCCGCAAAGTATGGCGTGGTATACACCGTTTGCGGGTGTGCGGTCCTCAACGTCCGCTCCAGCCCGGAGATTAAAACGGGGTCGGCGTCCAACGTCCTGAAGGGCGTTTTATGCGGGACGAAGGTGACGTGGTACGGGTACTATACCAGCAGCTGGTATCTGGTAAGGCTCCCGGACGGAAGCGCCGGATACGTCAGCAAGGGATATCTCAAACGGTAACTGAAAGGAGTGACGCAAATGGTTGAAATCAACGCATACAGCAAGCACAACGACGGCGGGAAGAAGCTGTCTGCGAATTTTACGGTGGGGGAGTTCGCCTGCTCCGACGGCTCCGACGCTGTGCTGGTGGCGCCGCGGCTGGTGATGGTGCTCCAATCCATCCGCAGCCACTTCGGCGCGCCTGTGACCATCAACAGCGCCTACCGGACGCCGCAGAAAAACCGGGCCGTGGGCGGGGCCGCGGCCTCCCAGCACTGCTACGGCACGGCGGCGGATATCACCGTCAGGGGCGTCTCCGTTTCCAAGGTGGCGGCCTACGCCCGGGAGATCATGCCCGACTGGGGCGGCGTGGGCACTTACGAGCGGCAAGGGTTCACCCACGTCGACGTCCGGGAACAGCGGGCGGACTGGAAAGGGTAAAGCACAATAAGACTTTTGGGGGGCTGGTCGGCGTGGCCGGCCTCCCTTTATACGAGGAGGTGACGCCGTGCCATCGAATTGGCTTTACATCGATACGAATTTCCCCACTTTTACGGGTGAGGAGTCCGTCAACGAGAAGATCAACACGATCCAGAACTATATGTATATGTTGGTGGAGCAGCTGCGGTATTCCCTGCACAACCTGGATCTCACCAACATGAACCAGACCGCCGTCAAGCAGTACGAAAGCTATCTCACTGAACCTATCTATGGGCGGATTGAGGACAGTGAGGGGAATATCAACGAATTGAAGCTGACAGCGGAGGGGCTGGCCGGGAGAATCACGGACGCGGAGGGGAATATCACCGTCCTGACCGCCACAGCCGGAAGCCTTTCCGCCCAGCTATCCGACGCGCAGGGGAACATCACCGCTTTACAGGCTACGGCGCAAGGGCTGGCCGGGCGGATATCAAACGCGGAGGGGAACATCACCACTCTGACGGCTACAGCCAACGGCCTCTCCACCAGCGTCTCCAACATGGATGGGCAGATCAGCGCACTCCAGCAGACGGTGAACGGATTCCGTCTCTCCGCCACCAACGGGGAAACCAGTTCCACCCTGACGCTGACTGCCAACGGGACCTACCTCTCCTCGGCGGATATCTATTTTCAAGGCATGGTGACATTCGAGGACCTGTCGGGCTCAGGCAGAACCACGATCAACGGAGATAACATCACCACGGGGCTGATCAGCGCGGATCACATTCTTCTGGGCGGGGCGATGGAGGTATACCAATCCCTATACAGCAATATGCTGGGCGGATACTTGGGCTACGTTACCAGCCGAAACGCATACGGCGGTACTACCACGGGCCTTGGAATCATGGACCCCTGGGGAGATCATCAAGCGGTCGTGACAACCGGCGGTGCCCGGCTTACGTCGCCTACCGCGGAGATTGTCGCGGCTGTCAACATCACTTTGGATACGGAAAACAAGATCAACGCCTCCACGGACATCACTGTTACATCGGACAGGCGGAAGAAAGAAGAGATCCGGTACGATGTGGATACCCGGTATGCGGCGCTCTTTGACGCCCTGCGCCCAGCGAGTTTTCTGTACAAGGGCAAAGTACCCGTGCGGCATCTTGGGTTTATCGCTCAGGATGTGGCGGAGGCGGCGGAAGTCCTTGGCCTGGGGGAGGCGGACTTGGCCCTCCTGAGCATGGACGAAAAGGGATACTATGGGCTGAACTACTCAGAGTTTATCCCCCTCCTCACAGCGAAAATCAAGGAACTTGACAAACGAATAAAGGAGCTGACGACATGAAACTGAAACAGCGCGAGGTCATTTCGGCATACAAAGCGGTTCAGGAACTGGCGGGGGTACGCTTCCCCTACAAGACGGCGCGGGAGGTTGCGGCACTGCGGCGGCGGCTGCGGGAGGAGTACGAGACGGCTGCGGAGCGGGAGGCCAAGCTGGCGGTGGAAATCGGTGTGGAAACCGTGGAGACAGGACAGTTTCGGACGAATGATCCGGCCAAGGCGGCGGATTTCCGCAAACAGAGCGAGGCGCAGATGGAAGAGGAGGCGGAGATCGACCTGCCGGCGGTGGACCTCTCCGCATTCTCGGAAATGCTTCGGGTGTCCCCGGACTGCCTCGAGGCGCTGGAGGGGATTGTGGTTTTTGAGAAGGAGGGGGCCACTTGAAGCTGCCAAGCGTCGTATACGCAGACGGTATCGTGAAGGGGACGCAGACGAAGTTCAACGGCCTGAACCACACGCTGGGGGCCGGGGACGGGGAGCTGTGGGACATGGAAAACCTGACGGGGGACTATTTTCCCCTGCTGGCCTCCCGCCAGCCCAGGCGGCTTTACAAGACGCTGGGAGCCCCCGGCGGCCTGTTCTCCTGGGACGGCTTGTGCTGGGTGGATGGGACGGGCTTCTATTACCGAGGAGAGTGGAAGGGGACTGTGACGGCGGGGAAGAAGACCTTCGCCGCGCTGGGTGCCTATATCGTGATCTTCCCGGATAAGGCGTATTACAACACCGTGGACGGGACCTTTGGAAGTTTGGAGGCGGAGTGGAAAGGGGTTTCCCTTACCTTTACCAATGGGAAGCTCTTCGGGGAGGTGGCAGAGGCCAACACCATCCAGGCCAACGGCGTCAACTGGGCGGACTGGTTCAAGGCCGGGGACGCCGTGACGATCTCCGGCTGCACCGCCCACCCTGAGAATAACAAAACCCCCGTGATCCGGGAGATCGACGGGGACAAGCTGTACTTCTACGAATACGCGTTTACCCTGGACGGAAGCGGGGGAGACAGCCCGTACACAGAGCGGGGAAGCCTTTCCATCAAGCGGGCTGTCCCGGATATGGACTATCTCTGCGAGAATGAAAACAGGCTGTGGGGCTGTGAAGGAAATACCATTTACGCCTCTAAACTGGGCGACATTTTCAACTGGAACGTCTACGACGGGGTTTCCACGGACAGCTACGCGGTGGACACCGGCAGCGCGGGACGGTTCACCGGCTGTATCTCCTATCTGGGGTATCCTATCTTTTTCAAGGAGGACCACATTTACAAGGTCTACGGTTCCATGCCTTCCAATTTTGAGGTCATGGGCAGCGCCACCCTGGGCGTGGCGGAGGGGAGCGCGGCCAGTCTTGCCATCGCCGGGGAGACGCTGTTCTACCTCTCCACGGCGGGGGTTATGGCCTACTCCGGCGGAATCCCCCAGCCCATCGGGGCGGCCTTTGGCATGGAGCGGCACCGGGACGCGTCGGCGGGGTCTGACGGCCTGAAATACTATGTCAGCATGGTCGGGGAGGACGGGCAGCACCGCCTCCACGTCTACGACACCAAGAGGGGCCTGTGGCATACGGAGGATCACACCAGGGCGACCCATTTCGCGAGGTGGGACGGCAACCTCTATTTCCTGAATGAGCAGGGCGGGATATGGATCACCGGCAATATTCAAAACCCGCCGGAGTCCACTGCGGAGGGCCCGGTAGAGTGGTGGGCGGAGTTCGGGGACTTCGTGGAGAACAATCCCAACAAGAAGGGGGTCTCCAAGATCCAGATCCGGCTGGAGCTGGACGAGGGGGCGGAGGTACGGGTGTTGATCCAGTTCGACACCGACGGCGAGTGGCGGCAGGTAAACGGGGCCCTGGGGGAGGGCGTGAAGCGCTCCTACTACCTGCCCATTATCCCGCGGCGGGGGGACCACTACCGGCTGCGGCTGGAGGGCGTCGGCGGCTGCCGGGTGTACTCGCTCACCAGGGAGTATTATTCCGGCTCCGAGCTGAAATCGAAACCGGGCAGACAGTGAGAGGAGAGTATATATGGCCTATTCGTATGACGACTTCGTATCTGCGGCCAACAAGGCTGGGCTGATGGGCGAGTTTTCCCAATCGGACTTGGCGACGGCCCAGAAACACCCGGAGTTCGGGATGTCCATTTTGGGCTTCAAGCAGGATATCCACAAAGCGGACACGCCGGAGAAAAAGCTGCTGGCCCACAGCGCGGCGGAAGAGCTGCGGAAGAGCTACGGCAACTACACCGGCGGGGAGACCGGGAGCCAGCACAAGTCCGCCGGGAAGATCCCCGGACAGGTGGACACGGTGCTGGACCAGATCTACAGCTTCCAGCCGTCGGAGAACCCCTACAGGACGCAGTACCAGGACGCGCTGGACAAGGTTACCAGCTTTGGGGACTTCTCCTTCGGGCCCGCGCCCACCTATGAAAACCGGTACCAGAAGCAGCAGAAGGCGCTCCTGGACGCCATCATCAACCGGGAGGACTTCTCCTGGAGCAAGGAGCAGGATCCCCTCTGGCCCGTGTACAAGAAGGAATACCTGCGGGAGGGGGAACGGGCCACGGCGGACGCGCTGGGGCAGGCCGCGGCGGCCTCCGGGGGGCGTCCGTCCAGCTACGCGGCCACCGCCGCCACCCAGGCGGGGGACTACTATGCGGCGAAGCTGAACGACATCATCCCCACGCTCTACCAGCAGGCGTATGACAAATATCTGAAAGAGTACCAGATGAAGCTCCAGGACCTGGGGGCGGTGAACAGCCAGGAACAGATGGATTACACAAAGTATCTGGACCAGCTGGGGCAGTATAACACGGATCGGGGCTTTTCCTATCAGAAGTATCTGGACGACTACGCCAGGCAGCTTCAGGGGCTGGACGCGCTGGAGAGCGCCCAGCGGCTGAACCAGGACATGGACATGAGCGATTTCTCCATCCTCCAGGGGAAGCTGAGCTCCCTCCAGAGCCAGGACGCGGTGGACAGAAATATCTATCTCGACGCGCTGAACCGGGCGGCGGAGAAGGAGCAGCTGGACTACCAGCGGCAGCAGGCGGACCGGGAGCTCCAGCAAAGCCAGGTGGACGCCATCTTGGCGGCAGGCGGAACGCCGACGGCGGAGATGGTGGCAGCCAGCGGGTTTGACCAGACCTACGTCAACGCGCTGCGGGACGCGTACCTCCGCCAGCAGAGCGCACAGGCGGCGAAGGCGGCTTCCGGCGGGGGCAGGAGCGGCGGAGACAACGTGGATACCAGCCTTGACGGCGGCGCGTACGCCCTGTATCTTGCCGCCCGCGAAAGCGGAGACGACCCAAACAGCTATGTGAAAGAGAATTACAAGAAGTACGGGCTTACAAAGCAGCCCGGCGGTTATGACGATTGGGAGAAGGGTCTGCCTGAACAGCTTAGCTCCGATGGTTTCAATGATTTCCTGTCCAAGCTGAATATCTCCCTGTCCGAGGCCCCGCTGGCTTCTGTTGACGCCATGACGGCGAAGCTCTGGCCCGCCCTGACGGAGGCGCAGCGAAGGCAGGTACAGCATGTCTATGACCATTATGGCTATTCATACAGCTACGGAGCATAAAACGGAGGTGTAGCTCATGGCAATCAGGAGAAAAGATACCGGGGAAAAAATCGATCTGAGCACCCAGAAAACGACAGCCCCCGTATACGCGGCTGAGCCCTGGAAACCAGCGGCGGCCCTGCCTACTGTCACGGAAAAGGCTAAGGCCGCGCCCGCGGCGGCACAGCCTACTGTCATGGCAAAGGCAAAGGCCGGACGGGCGGCGGCACAGACGGCGAAGCGGAACCAGGCGGAGGGGGTTCCATCTGTCCGACCCTCCATCGCGCGATTACAGGAGCAGGCCCGGAGGGCCACTGTAGACCTGGACACGGACACACTGAACCGGGTGAACCGGCAGTTAAAGGAAGCGCGGGCGGCGGAGGGAAAGCCCGGTCTTGCGTCCAGAGTATGGAATACCGCCGCCGGCGGCTTGAAAGGCTCCGGAGCGGCCTATACCAGCTTGGGCGGCTCCGCCGTGGAGGCTATGGGCCTTCTGAATCGCACCCTTCGGGACAAAGACGCCTATGCGAAGGTCGAAGCGGCAAAGGAAGCCGTTGCCAGATATGAGGCCATGCTTGCCAGCGGAAAATATCTGGACGGGACCACGATCACCGACAAAGACCGCGGGAACATCCAGCGCATGATCCGTAAAAACCAATGGACAATCGAACACGCATACGACCAAGGCGAGTTTGAACAGGGGCTTGCGAAGGATACGGCGCAGTCCGCATATGACGCGGCGGACAAGTTGCTGAAGGCGTCACAGACGGACTTGGAGGAGGCCAAGGCGGGGCTGAAGGAGGGCGGCCTCGGCGCTACGCTGGTAGACGCGGGCGCGTCTTTTACCCAGTCCATGGCCGACGCGGGCTTAGGAGCAGCCACTGGCCTTGGCATGGCCCCCTTCGTGGCCCGCTCCCTGGGCGGCGCGGCACAGGAGGCCCGCCTGGGCGGTGCGGACTTCGGCGGACAGATGGCCTACGGCGCCACCCAAGCGGCAAAGGAATTCGTCACCGAAATGCTGTTTGGTCTGGCCTTGCCCCAAAAGATCGTTGGCAAGGCGGGAAAAGGTGGGCTGGACGGGCTGATCGAGAGCGGTATCCGCAACGTGACGGAGCGCCTTGCCAAGACGGAGGGCGGGCAGAAGGTTCTGGGAGGCGTGCTGACCTGGCTGGCCGGCGGCGCGACGGAAGGCGCGGAGGAAGCCATCGGGGATCTGATCGAGAACACGGTCATTAACCCCAACTTCAAAACCTGGGAAGAGGACACGCGCACTACACAGCAGAAATTCGAGGACGCGCTGTATGATTTCCTGGTAGGCGGCGTGTCCGGCCTGATGGGCGTGACGAACCTGGTGGGATATCAGCCGCTGTCCCTGCCCACGCTGGAGGGGACGCAGACGGCGCGTGAGGACGTGCAGAACGTTCCGGTGGCGGAGGGTGGGCAGGAACCCGCTCCGAGGTTGGAAAGTGCCCAGCGGCCCCAACAGGCAGCGGGAGAGCCTGTTTCGGGAACCCCGTCAGGCGGGGGCGTCGATTACGCGGCGGCTATGCGGCGGGCCGGAGCGGACGCCGAGACGGCGGAGACAGCCGCCTACTTCCTGGAGCGGGCGGAGACCGGTGCAGAGCTGACCGGGGACCAGCAGGAGGTGATCCGCTCCACGCCGGGCGGCGAGGCCATTTTGGAAGCGCTACAGGCAAGAGAGGCCATCGGTGGGCAAAAGGAAACCGCCCCGCAGGGGGCGGCTCTGTACACGACAGAGGAAGCTAAGACGATTCGGAGAGAGGGGCGCACGTTCCGAAATCTGATTGCTGGGATCGACACCAGTGTGTCCGAATTTTTCAGAAGGTGGAGAAACGGACGGGTCAGCCAGAGGGGAGACAAGCTGGAAAAGCTCTATCTTGGCAAAATGAGTGCGGAAGTCCAGAGAAGCGTCGAGGCGATTCTGGGCTATGACGTCGACAACCGTGATTTTATCGTCACAAATGACGGAGTAAAGCATATCATGGACCACCATGGAGACCCACAAATGGAAGTATCCAAGGGAAACGCGCCGCTCACAGAAAGCATCATCGATGCTTTGCCAGAGGTCGTAGCACACCCAGACAGCATTGAACCGGGAGAACAGGAAAAACGGTCTCCCCATCGCCAAGGCGTCGTATTCAAAAAGACGCTTCCAGATGGGATCGCAGTCTATATCCAGTTTGACAACTCCGGACGGGGAACCTTTGAAGGACGGACGCTCTTTGTGAAAAGAGAAGAAAGCCCTACCTCCGGGCTGTCTGCTTCCGAAGGAGCCGACAACTTTACGTCCGAGACGGCGGAGCCTGAGCTTTCTGCACAAACAATATCACAGATGGGGGGAAAAGTCAACGGCGTACCGCTTTTCAAATCGGAGTCCGTCGGGGAAACCGCCGGGCCGCTCCGCAGCAGTACGCCGTTCGGAACGCCGGGAGGCGTCCCTACGATAGAGCCGTCGGCGCGGACCTCCGCTCCGGAAACTCCGGCGGTACAGTCTGTAAATGCCATTGACGCTCCAGACGGAGAAGGGGCCAATCCAACCAGCCTTGCCACAGATGGCGGCGCTGGGACCCAATCTGTTACGTCTGATACCACGATAGCACAACCGGCAGGGGAAGTCAACGGCGAAAAAGTTGTAAAAATGCAGAATGGAGGATTCAGCGATGGAGAAAGAGATACAGGGCCTGTCCCTGCCGACACTGGAGGAGGGAACAGCCGCAAAGCCCCGGAAGAGGCGGGGCTGCCACTTTCTGATGGAGACGCCGGACGGGGAGCTGGTAGGCGTCTGGCAGGACGAGCTGCCCGCGTTCCTGAAGAAGTACGGACAAAAGGAGGAAACCGGGATCTG